TTTTTGGCGAAATCTTTTGCTCCATCTGAAGACGCAAGAATATTGCCAAGGACAGTCTCTGACTCCCGACTTAATCCCGTAAATTTCTGTAAAATGTCTTGGGCAATCCCTTCCATCTTCTTTTCAGTTGCATTGACCCTCTCGGCGGCTCTTCTTTGTTGTTCTTTCGCTTCAAGTTGAGCTTGTTGCTTTATTAATTGTTCTTGAAGTAGTTTGCTCGCTTCTTTTTCTTTTTTTATTTTTTCATTTATAAATTTGTTTACATCTTTAAGATCTCTAGCTTCGTCTCCATATAAACGAATTAGTTTTTTCTTCTGAATCTCCTCTTTTTCATGAAGATCTTGAATATTTTCCAGGTCTTTTGCTCTTTCTTCTGATTTTGACTGTAATTCTGCCGTCTGAGTGGCAATAACTTTTAAAACTTTTAATTCTTCTTGTTGTATTTCAAGTTGGCGTTCCGTAGCTGAAAGGGCTTTCCATTTTTTACCATATTGGGTTTCTAGAGATGTTTGTATTTCTTTTTGAAGTTGGAGAAGATCTCCGTTGGCTTGCTTTATTTCAATATAAGTTTGTGCCAGTTGTTCTACGGTTTTTATACTGTCATTTAACGCATCTGGGCCTAGAGCTTCGTTTAGAGTTTTACGAAACTTTTCAGCCTCCTCATTCATTTCAGCAAGGGAGGCTCTTAGTTGTTCTAATGCTTCGGGTGACAGGTTTTCAGCCATCTACAAATACTCCCTATTTTAAAGGCCACTTAATTCCAGTGTCTCTTTCAAAGTTATAAATTGACTTTTCAAGATTATAGCGATTATTCAGCACAGAAGGGTCGTTCAATCCGTGTTTAAGAAAAGAAGACATATATCTCTTTTCCCCTGCTAGTACTTTAGCTAAAGACTCTAAATCGGAACTCTTGCCTCTAACTTTTACAGGAATACTACCGCCACCAAACATACTCTTAAGAAAAGTTTGAACCCACGCACCAAACATAGCTAACATCGATTCATCTAATTGATTACTGCGCAGCTTTTCCAAATCCAACTCTAAAGGTATTAATTCTTTGTCATTCACGGCATAATCCTCCCACAGTAAATAGTTTGTAAATTAGTTTCTGGTTTGGTTGTTTTGGGAAGCTTTTTTATTAGATTCTTGTTCGTCTTCTTTTTGCTTAAGTAAACGCTCAAAAAACCAGTCTCTCAGACCGACAGGAAGGTTATACGCCTCGATGAAACTCCATCCTCCATAATATTTCATAAGGAAGAATTGTTCATAGACGTTTTTCATATAATCAACGGTTAGACCAAAAAAAGTCCGTCGTAAACGGAACCTCCATTTCATCCTCATAACCACACTCTGAACATTCAAAATGCTGTGTTGTTTCCACATTAGGATTTAGTTTTTGGTATATACGACGTAAGTAGCGTGCATCAATTGATGGGAGAGCGTTAACAAATCCGTTAATGGTGCTTCGGTCTTCGATACCATTTACAGACACAATTATTGCACGCAATTGATCAGTTGTAGTTGATTCGACAAAAGATTTCTTTTTTCTTCGTTTAGCTAGTTCCGTTAATTGTTTTTCTTGATGACCATTTAAAAGCGTAATTTCAACCTCGTAAGAGGTTTTGGGAAGAGGTACTTTAAATACATTAGTGCCAGTTCTTTCTATGTCATACTCTTCCACTACTTCTTCAAAGTTGTTCTCTATTTCAAGCTCGTTTAAATCAAAGTCATAATATTGTGCTTCTCCACAGGAAGGACAACTAACTTTCGTTGAATAGCTAGCACCATATCCGTGAATACGAGCAGAAACAATCAAAGCGTTTTTGTCACCAATCAGCAAATCTTTTACTTTAATTCTTCTATCAACAATTAAATTTTGCAAAAGCCTATCAAGAGCAACACCTTGTTTTAAAAGGGTTCTTGAAGTTAAAATATCTTCTTCTTTTGCTGTCATATGTTTCATTTCTATAGAAGTCTGTTTATAAAGAGGGTGATCCTCTGGATAAAACTCCCCTTTGCTGGGAAGCTCTACATATTCTGTAGGGATTACAAAATTTAGTTGTGGTTGTGGCGCGGCTGGATTAACCGCTTGCATAGGAGGAGCCTCCTGTTGATGTTGAAGCATTCCTGCGTCTACACCTAACCTGTCTTCGTTAGATCTAATTGTCATTATTACCTCTCAATTGATAAGTTATATACATTATATATTATAATGTTTTATTTTTTAATTTAATTGTTCCATAAGTTAAAGGCGTTTTGACCTTGGGTAAAAACTTGTGTAGATAATAATTCATAAGTAAAATCTGAATATGTCCACGTAGTATTCACAAGGGAAAATTCTTCGCTACTGTAATCTATCTCACCAAAATCTATAGCCGTTAGTTTAGGATTCCATATTTTCCACTTTCCAATTTCTTGTGCGTCCGAATTAATTTCCATTATGTAAAAAACATTAGTTTGTTCTACTTGGAAACGACTTGTTACTTGCATATTGCTATTTTGATAATGCTCTGCTTGTTTTATATTGGTACCGCCAGCAGCTAAATATCTCATAAAAGCATTTGAAATGTTATTATAATTTTCTAAGTCATAAAAAGAGAGTTGAAGGGGTTTCGGATTGCGTCCTCCCTTTTTTATATTAAGGATCTCTACATCTCCGGTGTTTTTTAAGACGTATTTTTGGTCTATTTCAATTGTTCCCCATCCTGGCTTGGAAAAGCTTTTGAGGGCAAAAGTATCACTTAGCCCACCTTTTCCATCGCCAAGTTGTAAAACAGCCCTAAACTGGCGCTTAGGTTCTATTTTAGGGTCGGACCAAAAAGCCATTTGCTAAATCCTCTGTTTTAAGAAGCGTTTCCACCATAGAGAATTTTATTTGAAGCGTCTGGGCCAAAGGCGAATTCTGCGTAGTCATAGCGAAGAGTGAAAGATAAATTGATCATTTCTTCGCTAGCATAATCTAAATTACCAAAGTCAACTGTAGTTACCCAAGCATTCCATAGTGTCCATTTATCAATATCCATGCCGCTAGCATCAATTTGAACAATTTCAACTTTAGAAAGAGCCTCTATGGTGTCTTTTCTACTAAAGGATCTCTGTGCCGACTCTTCTGTTGTAGGAAGAGTATAACCAGAAGCTGAAAGTATGTCTACTAGACGCGCCGAAGCATCTGGAGTTACAGGGTCAATGACCGTGATCTCAACTGGATCCCAAGTAATGCGACCAGGATAATAGAACGTATGAGCAACAAATTGAGTCGTTGTTTCACTTACCGTAAAAGAAGGTTTCTTCACAGTCTTCACAATCCACGCTGGGATTTGTCGCGAGTTATTATCTCCCGGCATACGAAGTACCCATCGGAAACTTCTTTTAGGTTCTACATTTTTATCATTCCAAAAATTGCCCATTTATTTTTTCTCCTTCTATTATAAATAGATCCTGTTTAATTTTTTAGTCTTCAAAAGAAGCTCCGGAGTCTGTAATTATAAAGTCAATTGCGATATATTCAATTGCTCTTGCAGGTTTAATGAATATTTTCGCATACATAACATTCCTGTCGATCAAATCCGGTGTAGTTGTAGTCTCATCTAAAACTAGCTTATATTCGGTGATACCAAGACCAGCTTTAACCGATGCGAGGAATGGTTCCACTAGACCCGTAAATCTTGCCCACGTCTGGCGAACGTTCTGATCAAACATAATGGTCGCAGCGTATGTGGAGATTTGTTTTTTGAGGAACAGAAGTAATCTACGAACATTAATTCTATCTAGAGCCGAAGGACTCATTTGTAATGTCTTTTGTCCGAAGATCACAATACCCTCTGCTGGGAACGATGCAATTGGGTTAATATTGTTCTCATACAACTTATCGCGCTGCTTAGAAGTAAGTTTCTCTCTCACGCCGACAACTGGTAGTCCTGCCGCATTGTTTGCGCTCAAACCACCTCTTGTGAAACCAGCAGGAGCAAACCAAAGTTGAGAAGTGCGCTGACCATAAGCCATTGCACCAATCGCTACGATAGACGGAGGTGCCCATACGGTAGACCCGTTAATATTGTCGCGTATTTGTACCCAAGGATAGTATGTACATCCGTAGCTAGTGTTTGGTCGCAAGTTAGTATTAATTTCTGTTAGGGTAGCGCTAACACTTCCCAAACGAGAGGATTCTGCACTAGTATTTTCGTATGATGGTACATACCCACCTTCCAAGTCAATAACACCAAGTGCATCTCCTCTGCCCTCGCAAATATCCAATATCTTTTGATTAATGGTAGTATTTGTAATGCCAGGAGCAGCTAAAACATTGTATTCAACGAACTCTGGATCGCGGAGCGATTCCAAAGCAACATCAACAGCGTTATATTCAGCGCTGCTGTTCACAGTTGCTGTGCTAGCCAAAGCCCTAGTGTTGTTGAATGGGTTCTTTTCTGTAATGTCAACGCCATCGAAGCCACCGTGTACACAGGTGGTGAATTGGTTAAATCCATAATCTAATACGTTTTTGTAGGACACATTCGACGGACCAGCAACGTCTGCGTCTTTTGAGCCTGTATGTGCTGTATAGGATTTACCTGCAGCACGGGATCCAGAGGCATACATAGCTCTACCCAATTCAGAACTGTAAGCATCAGCATATGTTGATGCAGTCACAGCAATATTTTGAACATCATCTAAGCTAAACACCCAGGAATTCTCTGTTTGTGTGTCATCAGAAACTAAACTATCAATATCATCAGCCTTTGCTCTTAATACGTCAAGAACAGATGCGTTATACACGGGAGAATTATAGGTTGTGTCAACACCGAAACAGGCGTCGTCAGCCTCAACAACTCCTTGCTCCGATGAGCTTACACGCAGCCTTAGTTTCGGGAATTGGAATGTTCCGTTAATTATATTAGCGCCATCGGTTGATCCCGTGACAAAAGTGTCTTCTTCAGGGGTTTTACGATAGGGACTGGCGCTTCCTGTTATAACAAAGCCATTTGTTCCCAATTCGGTCGTCGTGCCTTCCCGCACAGCGATTGACCCAGAGAGATCCCAGCTTTTGTAGCGAGGAGGACCAAACACGCCGAAAGGAAGATAAACTGGATCTACGCCACCACCTGCGACATCTTGTTGCATCTCAACGCGAACGAAGGCAGAGTTATTATCGTAGCTTCCATACTCGCGATATCGTGAATCTTGATAACTCCACTCAAGATACTTATCACCTATTTTCTTGGCAATATAGTTATCAGAAATTGGATTTAGATTGCAGTTATTATATTGTTCCAAAACGATTGGTGCTGCATCGGTGTCTTTAATGTCGCGTATCGCTACTGTAAAACTACCGTAATCGTTATTAGGGTCAGTAGAAGCTCTAATATCTTTAATTGTAATTTTTACTTTACGTTGTGTTTCCTCACCAGTGTCTCTCGCTTTTAATCGGAATAGTTTTTGCATATTGGCTGGGTCATATGTCTCAAATTGTCCACCGACATCTTGAGAAATAAACCAACCAGTTGAACCAACCAAGCTTGTGGTTGAAGCCTTTTTAAAATTACCACCATTAATAGTGTTACCAGGAGTTCCAAGAGCACAAATCATGCCATAGCAACTAGCAGGAACTGATCCACTAATACCAGTGTTTAAACCACCCTCGCCTGTTTTAAAAGTCCCTAAGTTTCCGTCAAAGCTTTCACCAAGCCAGTAATTTAAAAGAGAATCACTAGTTGTTATATCACTATTTGTCAGGGTTGGGTTTGTACTAAAAACTTTACGAATGTAACGGTCATCAGTAGGGCTTCCAAGATTAAAAGACGCTACTATTTTTTCATTTGAAGTTGTAGTCTCGGAAATAACAGCTTTAAAAGTTGGGCCACTGTCAACAGCCTTGATCCACTCACCGAACGATGCGGTTGTTGTGGCAGTATTAGCAAGAGTAGTGCCGCTCAATGCAATCTGACCATTCTGGACATAAAAAACGGCAGCTAGTGTCCCCTCTGTGGCTCTTGTAGCACCTGGGGTGACAGTGGTAACACTACCAGTTCCCTCAATAACCCACAAACCATAAGCACCACCACTACTATTGGCAGTCGCGCTGTTTTCCCCATTAGTTGTTTTCCAACCAGCATAGCCACCGTCGTTATTAGCGTCTAAGTTTGTGGCACCCAGCAATCTCACAAAAGTAAGAGGTGAGCCGTTTCTCAGCCAAGCTTGGGCTGCATATGCACCGTATGTGGGAGCGGTAATTGTTCCATCTCGCCATAAATCAGGACTAGAGGCACCAGGGGAAGGTCTACCAAAAATCTCTTGAAATTCTTGAAAATTATTAACTTTAATAGGTCTTAGAGCAGGGCCTTTAGACGCCAATCCAACAATAGCTGGACCTACAGCATCACTAGGTCGGTTTGTAAATGATTTATCAATCTCATTAATAAAAATTCCAGGGGAAATAAATTTAAATTTTCTAGCAGACATGTGGTTTCTCCTTTTTGACACTAGGTAGTATTTTCTTTAATAAATAGTTGCCTACTCTAGCAAAAACCTTTTATTAAGTATAATGTTGTTTTATTCGCGGTAAAAAGGACTATTTGCGCTATGAATAACGCCATAATCTGGTATGTCACCAACTATGACACGTTCGCGAGGGATTTTAACTTCAACAGCGTTTTGTCTCTTTATAACTTTGGGGCGTTGTTGATTATCGCCCTCACCCATTACATAACCCAACACTTCAAACGTTAAGTTAGTGGTGTATATTCGCTCTTCCTGTTCATATTCAGACAAATTATTATTGAGATCTTGTGTTCTCAAGAATGTTTCGTATTGATGTCCATCTTTCTTTATTAAGAATGAATTAATATGACCACCTAAAGTAATAAAAGGTTGAACCATTTGGTTCATTTGTTGTTGATAATTTGATTTTAGTGTTACAACATATGTCATAAGCATATATGTTGGCATTGGCATAGAGATAGTCTCATATACTATTTTTTCATTTTTCTTATTAGGAAAATGTGATTGTCTTCCTGGTGTTCTTCTAACATTCCCAAACTTTTTTCTGTTATCGGCAACAGCATAATTATTTGTTTTGTCCGACACAATTTGTCTAGAAATCTCTATTCTACCACCGTGGGATGGTCCTAAGAAAAATGGTGGTGCTCCATAATAAGCACCTTTATCAGTTAAATTTTTGTTTATTGAAGTCCTCTCAACACTAATAATTGGGTATATAATGGTTCCATCCAAATCAGCAAGTTCTTTTTTATCTTTTGAGAAAAACGCCCTCTCGGGAGAGGCCCAAATAATAGGAACACTTTTCCATCCTTTGTTTGTTGTTGCTCTAATATCCATTTGATTATTCATAAAATCATAAAAAGCAAAATCTACAGTTTCAATATTTGAAGGTTCAATAGGTTCTTCTCTTATTTTATATTCTTGCTCTTTAAAACGGCTCCTTACAAAGCCTCTCTTTTTTTGTGGAGCGGAACCGCCAGTTGAGGTTGCAGTTGTAGCAGGTGCCACATAGTACGCATATGCACCGATTGAGGGTGGTGTTCTAAAAGAATTACGAGCAAGACCTAATGTTGGCGCGAATGTTGAACTTCCCTTTTCAAACAACAAGGCACCCGAACCGTTGAACGGAGTGTAGTCAGCGCTAGCAACACTGTTGAATACTACAGCATTTGAAGAAACGCCAGAACCTTTTGTTATATTGGATGTCGATCCAACGTTAGTGTTAATATCACTATTATCGCCCCAGCGTGACCCCCAAAGGACACAATGGGAAGCTGTTGATGTTGTCGGACTGCCAAAAAATAGCGCTTTGTCATTTGTAAATCCATCGGAAGTTAAACAATCCATACCCACCGTTGTATTATAGACTTTAGCATTATCGCCTAATATGTATATACCCATTGACGAAGCATTACCCGTTGTGCGGTTATTGTATACGGTAGTGTTTTTTATCGTAGGACCGGGGTTACCAGCAGTGCCTAAGTAGATACATATGTAAGATGCGTTTAAAACTAAGCACGATTCAACAAGAGTCCCTGAAGCATTAGGGGAATCTGGACCTAGTACATATGCGTTGTCGGCGGCAGTGTGAGATGATCCGTCAAACTTGCAGCGGCGATAAGTTGTGTTGTCGCCCAGACCAGCCGCTCCATAATATCCCGATGTCTCAATTATCATATCTTCGAGAAGATGTCCACCGTTGTCACCATATCCACCGTGTAAAAAACCACTAGAACCAATAAACCCTCCCGTATATCGTCCTTTGAACCCCTTAAAAGTCCAGTTAGTACAGTTGCTCATATCTATGGTTTTAAAACCGTAAGAAGTGCCGGGATTACTGTAATAGACATCATAGTTGCCAGGATTTTCAACGTCTCCTACTACAGTAATGTTATCAAGTCCACTGGGTTGTATTCTCTCATCCACACTATACCCAGAGACAAGTTGTATTGTATCGCCATTACTGACTGCTCCTGCTGAAAGAGCAGCTTGTATAGATGCGTGGTCTCCTCCGCTACCAACAGTAATAGTTGCCATTAGGGTTGTTCCTCGTCATTTGGAATGGGTTTGCCATCCACTTCAAGCAGTCTGCCATCGTCATTATATAGAGACGTAGTAACCAGATCACCATCTTCATCCCATTCTTGGTGCAAACCAACGGGTACGTTATACACATAATCACCCAATAATTTAATTACGCCATTAGGGAAAGTTA